GTCATAAGTTTTCTATCGTTAGATCCCCACATAAAGTGTCTTTGATCTGATGATAACTTTATAATGTTTAGTTCAGTTGCTTTAATACCAAAGTTCCTTAGCTGTACGTTGTCGTCATTAGCTAACTCTAAGAACAATCTAGGATTTCTTTTAGCGTATAATAATAAATCTCTTTTAAGCTCTTTAGAACTCATCTCTGACACCTTAGAACCAAGCTCTACACGCATAACAGCCTCAGCCATATCTATATCTAAATTTTGAGCAGCGTTTAAAGCTTCAATCTCTAATTCAATCCAAGCTACTTCATTAGCTGCTTTTAATACAGGCTTGTCTTCTTCATATATAACATCTTTCATTGGATGATATATAGATAGCAACTTCTGTAGAACGGTTTTATTCTTAGGAACCACTAATGTTCCATTTCTAAATATAATGTGCTCTAATCTTTGGTCACCAACCATCTCATCCACAAAGCATGTTCTTTGATTAGAGCAGTATTTTAACTCTCTTTCGTAACCTTTCTCTTCATCGAAGTAATAAATATTACTACCTTTTATAAGACTAGATAGGGGTGTTTTNCCTTTTAGGTGATAAACTCTATCCTTGATCTCCCACTTAGGAGTTTNNGGTTTCTTAGGAATTTCCACCTTAGGTGTTTCAATAATATGTTGTTCCATTACTTCAACTGCAGCTTCCTCTACTGCAGTTTTTGTTATCTTTTTAGCCATAATATAATATAATAAAAATTAAAAAATAAGACCGAGGCCGAAGCCTCGATCTATATATTGCTTAGTTTAATAAGCAGAAGTTGTTAGCTCCTTGTACAACTAGACACCTTTCTGATAAGAAGTGCATTTCCATCGCATCTAAATCCGATGTAACTGCTCCAACAGAGCCAGTAGTCCAAGTTTTCATTTTACGAGATTCAGTATTAGAAGCTCTGTAGCGAATGTGTAAAAACGGACGCTTAAGATTCTTACCTAAGTTTTCATCGTAAACAGATGATACACCAGCTGGAACAACAACACCGCGAATAGCGCCTGCCACGTTTCTAGCATTAATACCACCACGAGTAGCTAAATCATTTAAGTACTTCCAGTCAGATTTGTAGAAGTCGTAAGAACCTCTTCTGAAACCAGAGAAACCTAAATTTAAAGCCATATCTTCGTCGTTGTCAAATACCCCGTAAGAAGTACCACCAGCTCCGTAAGAATTCATAGAAGCAAGCATGTCATCCATAGCAAGAGCAGTAGCTCTATTAATAAACATCATATTTTCTTCAATCGCACCTTGCTTGTCAAACTCCGCTAATAAAGCGTCAAACTCAGCTAGATCAGTAGCAGCGTTAACACCAGAGATACCAGTAGAAGTATTACCTCTAGCTTCTAAAGCTGAGAATAAACCTTCAGTACCTACTAAACCGTTAGCCCCACCTAATACTGTAGAGTCGTCATGAGCTTTTTCAGCTTCAACTAAAGCCATTTCACAGTAATCTGAGAAACGAGATCTAGTATCGCCTTCAGCTTTTAAATACCAGTAGTATCCGTTTTGACCATCTTCACCAGAAACTTCAACCCAACCAATTTGAGCAACATCAGATCCAGAGATCTCATACTTGTCTTTTAGGATAATAGGCTTGTTAGTAAATCTAGTAAAAGAAGGTTTGTTAGCACCAGCTCTACCTTCAGTACCTTTGCTGAATTCAGAACCGTAAACCAATATTGTAACTGCATCATCAGCTCCAAAACCAGCATTATCTAAGTGCTCTGCACCATAAGGTATAGCTGTAATGAAATCTGTTGCACCAGCGTTTTGCGCACCACCAGTGTCAGAGTTAATTTGAGATACATAACACTTCTTAGTTAAAGCCGCAGACGCTACTATAATAGTATCACCAACTCTAACACCGTGAGTAGTACCAACGTCGACTCCGTCAATATCTGTATCTAATTGAATTGTACTTACCGTGTTAGTACCAATGGTACCTTTGTACGACAAGTGTAATCTACCTTGCTCTGACCAAACAACTTGATCAGCAGCCATTGCTTCTTCAGCGCCTACTTGAGATAAGAAACCTGAGATAGTTCTCTTTCCGAAAACCTCAGCCTCTTTCTCCATTAAGTCCGGTAGGTACTGTTGTGCCCACCCGCTTGAGAAGTCTAAATAATTGTCAGCTAATACTTGCTGAACTGACCCAGCTCTATTGTTGGGTGCTCCTGTTACTGCCATAATGTTTTAATTTAAAAATTAATTATTTTCTTTTCCTAATTTTGAATTTGAAATCATTTGAATCCTCACCTAGCACTCTAACTTTCATCCCACCAGTATTCTCATTTCCATGAGTTCCTCTTGGGTTAACGTCAATATTCTTACCTTTAGCTACAGTATCTTTGATAGCGTCTGCTTTTCCTTGCTCATAAAAATGTTGAGCTATAACATCTGCATTCATCGCTGTAAATAAAGACTTATGATAACCCTTGGCGTCACCTAAATGTCTATCTTTATTCAAAAACTTTTCAATAAAGTTATTTATATCACCTTGGGTTTGTTTGACGTCGTCTACGTTTTTAACATTAAACCTATATTTTTTATCCCCAACATTGTAGTCAAAACCTTTGAACTTGTCGTTGAATAAATTATCGGTCTTCTGTTGAAAAACTTTTTTGCTAGAGTCTGCTAGTCTATTAGTCTCTTCAGATTCTTCGTTGTAACGGTTAAAGAAATCAACTGCTTTTTGTTGCTCACCCGTAAGTTTGCTACCAGCTTTTATTTCTTCGTAGTATTTGGTTTTTTGATTATCTAAATAAGACTTTGCTTCGGCAACCTGCTCTTTCAGCGCGATCTTCTTAGATTTTATTGTTCGCTCATCATCCATGTCTTCGTCAAATCCAAACTTATCTTCTAATAGAAAGTTTCTTTCTGACGCTGAAAGATGAGATTTAGTTTCTCTATAATATTCGTCAAGTATTTCAGAGTCGTCTAATTTCTCTAGATCTCTGTTTAAACTTACGTAATCATTTAAATCTCCCCCAGTATCTTCCATAAAGTCAACTAACTTTTGGATATTCTCTGGTAGAGGTTTACCAGTAGCTTCCGCTTCCTCTATAGCTTCTACAACTTGCTCTTCAACTTGCTGTACTTCTTCTTCAGTTATTTCCTCTAATACTGGTAACTCTGTTTCTTGTACTTCTCCTTCCGGCTGTACTTCTTCTTGTTCTTGTGGGGTGTCGGTGTTTTCATTGCCTCCCACCACTCCTGCTGTGTCAGCTTCTGTTTCTGTAGTTTCATTAGTTTCTTGGGTTGGGGGTTTACTTAAATCTACTTTCATAACGCTATCATCTCCAGCGCTTTCAAATTTTGATTCGTCAATAGTATTCTCGACGGTTTGTTCTACAGTCTCTTCAACTGTTTCTTTTGTTTCTTCTGCCATAATAAAATATTATATAATTAATTATCTAGGGTCGAACCGCTCTAAACCGAGTCCTCCTCCTACTACATCATTACCTGATGATTCAAACTTTTTAAGTGATTCACCCCTTTTAATTGCTTGATTGTTTTGGGCTTTCATATCTTCTCGTTTGTCTTTTCTACTCTCTCTCTTGTCGTCTCGCTTATCTATAGTCTCATTTTCCATACCACTAAGCTGCATGTTAATTTGGAATTCGTGATCCATTAATTCTCTCTTAACTAAAGCTTCTTGTTTTAAAAACTCTATCTTCATTTGATTTTTAGCTTGTTCAAGTTGTTGATCTATTTGAGCTTTCTGCTGTGCCTTCTGCATTTCAGCTTGTGCCGAAGCTTGTTGAGCTTCTTGGTTAGCTTTAGACTGCGCTTGAATATTTTCTTGCTGTATCTTCTGATCTCTCTCTAATTTCTTTTGTCTTCTAATCTTTAACAATTGATTAGCTAACTTAACATTTCTTATTTCTCTAAGATCAATTGCGTCATCTAAATCAATCAACCCTTGAGATATAGCTTGTTGTATGTTATTCTCAAGCATTTGCTTTTCTTCTTCATCTGGCGTTAACTCTATAAATATACCGAAATCATATAAATGTAAACCAGACATCTCTTTTAGTGTAGCCACATTATGAGCTCCTATAGATTGTATAAAAGCTTCCTTAGTAGGTGAATACTCTATAATATCAGATATTCTAAGAGATAAAGCTTCAGCTGACTCGGATACTAATAGCATCATTGATTGTAGTACGTGTCTAGTTGCTGTATTTGAATTAGCGGCTGCCATTTTTTGAATACCAACTAAAGAATTTTTATCTGGAGTTGAAGCGTCTCTAGCTTCGTTTAACCCGGTAACATCTCTAATCATTTGTAAGTAATAGTTATACGTCTGTATTAACGCTTGCAACTTATTACCACCTGCTCCGTTTTGTATTTGTTGTATAGGTATTTTACCCGGGTTCTGACCACCTTCAGAAGTAAACGATCTACCAATAACAGAACCTGTTTGGAAGAACATATTTAAAGCTTCTTGAGGATTGTAATTAGTACCGTTACCTAAATCTATTTCAGCTAATCCATCAGCATCTAAATATACACCATCAGGAACCATGCGAGATAACACTTGTTGCAACTTCAAGTGTGTCAACTGTATCATGTCGGCAAAACCAGTGATTCTACTAACCACAGACTCTATTTTACCTTGATACATTCTAGGTGCTACTATACTATAGTTCATTTTAACTTTATCAAAGTTAGACTTAGTACGCATCATGTTTTTAGCCATCTCCCATTTAAGTAGCTTGTCAGTACCTAGTANTAACACACCTTCATACAAGCACTCCATNACTCTTTCAAGTTTCATAAAGTTTCCTTCCATATCGGCAGGAGGATTAAAAGTATCATCCTTCTCTATCACTCTCTCAGCACCAGTGCTTAATTCTTTTACTTTATAAGTATTGTTCTTGTGAGTTTTAAAATTGAAATATAAAACATCTACTTTATTTCTGTCTCTATTGTAATGATTGCTATTATTACCTTGATAGCTTTTCATAGAAGATCTAGGTCCTTCTACTAAATCTTTAATATCTTCTTCTGTAAGTTCTGGAAATTGTTTTACTAACTCGTTTATAGGAACCTCCTTAACTTCACCTACATAATATATATCATCAAAGTAAGGCGACTCAGTGTAAGAGTAAACTAAATTAGCTGGATCTACATACTCAACTTTAGCACCATCACTCCAGTCAAATGTAGTTTTAACAGCCCCAATACCTATAGTAGTTAAATCATACAAACATCTTCGCTTAGTTAACTCAAACTTACTACCTTCCATTAGAACGTTTATAGCCTGCTCTTCAGCTAATTCCACAGCTTGCTTGTAATCCAACTGCATGTGAAGTGCTAATTCTTCTTCAGTGTCAGGTAAATCTTCCTTCTTGTTTTCATAAAGATTCATACCAAACTGTTGTTGCACCATGTCATTATACTCCTTAGTACGCATGTCACGCAGTATTGACTCCATATGCTTAGTTCTTTTACTAACACCGTATGAATCTTGTGAGTATGCTTTAACTTCATAAGTTCTTTGAGCCATACCATTAACCACTATATCGACAAACTTAGGCACAATTGGCACTGGTTTCCAATCTAAGTTTAAGTAGCTTAAGTCACCATTTATAGATAACTCATTTTTATACTTCTGTATAGGCTGTTCACCCCGTGCGTATAGTCTTAGTTTGTGAAAATTGTTTTTAGTATTTAAATACTTTGAAGTATCATTACTAAACCACTCGTGCTCTATCGCTCTAGCTACTTTCAACCCATACTCTTGACTCATCTTCTCTAGATCGCTTACTGCTTGAGAAGGAAAATTATTTATCGCAGACTCTGCCATAATCTATTTCTTTATTATTGTTGAATTAAAACCTGTATTTTTATATTTGGATATTGTAAGGTTAAGTGGTTCTTTTTTGTATTCCGGGTTTGGCTTGTACATATGCCTGTTGCAAGCCATCACAGCTAAGCCAGTACTAATGGAAGCATCGTGTTTGGTTCTTTTAGTTATGTCAAATCTACTCCAATCGTTTAACGTCTCGTTAAAATACATAGTACCGTAAGTACCATCTTGAAGCAAACCTACATGATCGTTAATGTACATTTCTATTGCTGCTGCGTGAGCCTGTTTTATATCTTCACTAGAGTTTGGTATACCACCAACTTCTTTTTCAGCTACAGATAATTTATTCCATATCTTGTCAGGGCGGTTCATACTAAAACCTCTGTAACCTCTTCTACGCAGATAGTACAACAACCTTGGTTTATTATTTTCTGCTAATATAGGCATACCGTAAAACACTAACGCCATTAGTACATCTTCAAAAAATATTTCAGCGGTCTGTGGTCTAGCTATATATTCTAAGAAAAATGTATTAGCTGGAGCATCTTCCATGCTAAATTTGCTTAAGCCATGTAAAGCACCTTTAGAACCTTTACCATCCACGGTTCCACTAATATCATAGCTATCACAACCAAACGCACCTATGTGCTCGTTGCCAGGATACTTTACGCCATTTTTTAGTATAACATTGTTTTGTAAATTCCTACCCGGCACCCAACTAACTTTGAATCTACCGCTTGGATCTGGATTAAAAACCACTTGCGTGTCTTTTACTCCATTTACCCACTGAAAATTTCCAGTAGTTAATACTGAGGAGTTTCTATTACCCTCGTTGTAATCAATTTGTTCGTATATCTTTACTAGATTAAATAAAGAGTTTTTTGTCTCATCTCTGAATGCGTGTTCTTCTGATCTAGGGAATTGTCTATAAAACTCGTTTAAAGCATCTTGATCTCCTTTTAAGCCATCAACTTCATTCTCCCAGTAATCTACTACACCTATATCTATTAATTCACCATGAGGTCCTCGCCTTGCATCACTTGGTGTATCAAATACTGGAAGTCCGTACTGGTCAATAAATCCTTCATAGTTCCACTCCATTGGGACAAACAAAGAATATAGACCAGATTTTGTCTGGCCATTTCTATTTCGCTTTGTAACATCTGAGTCATAAAACAATTTTTTAAAGTTATCACCACCCTTGTCTAGAGCGTTTGATGTTGACCCCATCATACACTTACCTACTATTCTACCACCTAACCTTAAACAAGTTTTTGTAACTCTCCAGTTGTGAAGTATATTGTCAGGTCTTTCCCACTTACCACTTTCATCATGTACTAGCAGGGAAAGCTTTTCACCATCATAACTGTTGTCACCAGTGTTCTTCCAGTCAATAGTTGTATCAAGGCCTTCCATATCATCTTGCTCTTCATGAAGCCCCATTTTTCTACG